TTCTATTGAAGAATTTACCTTTCCTTCTTTTATGGTTTGATATGTATCTTTATTAAACCATATTGGTTTGTTGTTTTGCATTAATTGCTCCTTTTAAAAATGTTGTCCAAAAAGCTGCTTGTTTTTCCCAGCCATAATATTTGTTTGTATATATCATTTGAAAATTCAAATGTTCTTGTATTGCTTTTGTATGTAGACTTTGTGCTGCAGCCTCTATACCCATAGCAAATTTTTTAGCTAAACTTTTATAGTCATTTGAGTAAGGAACGTAAATAGGAAACTCTGCACCTGTTTCAAATATAGCTCCATAGTTTGTAGTCAAACAATACAAACCAGCAGCCATAGATTCCAATAAAGAAATACAAGACGTCTCTTCCCATATACTAGGGTAAACATACATTCTATAATTTTTTAAATTCTGTGCTATATAATTATTTGGTTTATAACCTATGTAATTTACGTTTGGTAATTTTTCTGCTTGTTCATATAACTCAGTATAATATTTATCATTCTGATCATAAAAGTCTTTACCATACACTTCTGTTGATGAATACACATCTAAAGTAATCAAAGGATTCTTTACTAATTGCATAGCACCAAGCAGTACAGATAAACCTCTCCACGGTGTATTGTGATGAATCATTCTTATAGGATCACCCTTTTTATAATGTGTAATGATAGGATCAATTTTTTCTATACCATTTTTAATTACTAAACATTTCTCTGTTGGTAATTCAAACATCATTCTAAATTTTTCACAGCTCCAATGAGAGTTAAAAACATACCAATCATACTTGTGGTGATTAGATTTATTCTTAAACCAAGGATGTAAATTAGGTTGATCGTAAGAATTTTTTTGCCAAAGAATATTTACTTTAGTTGGGTGTAAAGGAATTTTTTCAGGTATAGATGTACATATCTGCACCTGATCTAAGATTTTAGGATCTACATGTTTTTGTAGAAAACCTAATTGTAATTCTGTTCCGCCTTTAGCTTTCTGATTTCTTATTTTCATTTACAATACTTTCAACGATCTTATATGCTACTACTGCTTCTTTTGCAATAGCGTGATCTGGGCTACAACAAAGGAATATTTTATCAAAATTAGTTTCTCTAATATAATTAATATTGTGATCAAACATAAAAGATTTTAATTTGTGCATTTTTGTATTTATCCAATAGACGTGGTCAGATGTAGGATTTGATATCCAAGTATAATTTATTTTATGTGTAAAAACATTTGCTAAATGAAAAAGCCAATTACCTTCATCTACACTTTGAAATTTTTCATAACCAAAATCATGGTGATGATCTATGTTGTATATATTGTATTCATCATAACCATGTTCAAAAAGAGGATAGATCTTATCATGAGTGTATCCTAAATGTATATTATTATGTTTGTATACAATAGGTATTATATATCTTAATAATTCTTCTTGATGTTTTAATGATATTATCCAATCAAAATCGACTGAAAGAACATCAAGTTTTTTTATTGTCATTGTTTAATACTTTCTGCATCATGTCTAAACCTTCTGGAGATATTGTTACTGTTACATCTTGTACAATATCAGGTCCTTCTTTCTTCTCTGTAAATTTTTCACCAGTCTTAGTATTACGCCAAGTAACAACTGTACTACAATTTATTTCTGGTAAGTCTTTATCCATTTTCTTGCGATCTATCTATTAAAGCAAAACTTATCAGGCCTTGTATTGTATTACTGCCTGTAGCTGCTTGCACAGTTATAGCATCACCTGCTTCTAAATTCAAGCCTTGAGGTGAAGCATTTACTTGTGATTTAGCAGGTACGTCATCTCTAAAAAATTCATATTCTGTACTTGAATCAGATGAGTCAACAAAATTCATGTTTACTAAAATAGCTGATGATGCATCACTGTTTGCAGTATAAATACTTTTAACTATAGCTGTTGCATCACTAGGACATGTAAACACTGTAGTTTTTCCTGTGCTAGCTTGTTTAAAACCCTGGTTCTTGTATCTTATTGTCATGATAAAAAATAATTAAATGCGTCCTGTTCGTCCTTAAGTTCTTTTTGAAAAGAAAAATTAAGTTGATTCTTTACAGTATCTAGTGCCTCTAAAACTTGTCTTTGATTAGACACATCATACTCATCTTTTGGTTCAGGTATGTATACTGTTATTTTAGCCATTAAGTTAACATTTTTAATTCTTCTAATAATTCTTGTTCTCTTTGTTTTTTCTTATTTTCATTATCTATGAATTCGTCAACACCTGTATCAGGATTAAATAATTTTTTTAAAAGTTTTTCATTTTCCGTTTCAGCACTCGTTACTAGAAAGGCCCCTGGTATGCCCTCTGGATCAATAAAACTTGTGTCCTGTAGTTTTGCATTAGGGTCAAATAAATTATCTTTGGCAATAGCTCTACTTAAAGGAGTGCTCCCGACAGCAGGCATTTCGCCTGTATATCCTAGCTTAGATAAATTTTGTAAAGTCATTTCAGTAATAGGTGCATCTCTACCTAATATGTTACTAATTCTTTTTTCATTAATTCTTTGTTGTCTAGCCTGTTCATATTCTTCCTGAGTTCTAGGAGTTCCATCAGGATTAAAACCTCTAGCATTTTTAAGATTTCCAAGAAAACTTTCTAATCCTCTTCCTAACATGCTGATAGGACTAAATTGAGATATAGTTCTAAAAAATTTTTGTAATGGATTTCTGCTAGCTGTAAAATCAGATATGTTGTCTCTTTCTCTAATACCTAAATTTTGAGCCTGTATTTTTTCAGCGTTTTGTAATAATTCTTTTTGATTCATTTTTCTAAACTCAAATGCAGTGTCACTTTCATTTGGACCTTTACCAGTAAAACCTCCACCTCTTGGACCCGTATCATATCCACCACCAGGATCTGTATCTAGACCAGCCGCTCCAGCTCCACCAATGTCACCAAAACTATCTAATGACATGATACCTGAAGGACCCATGTTAGGACCATCTTCTAATCCACCATGTATATTTGCTTTTAAGATTAAATCTTTTTCTGCTTTTGTAATATATGCTAATTCTGTTTCTGGTTTATCAGGTGCTGACTTCCATTTTCTAGGTGCAACAACTTGTGGCTGTTTGCCTAAATAATTATCGACTCCACCTTGAACTACAGGTTTATCATCATATGTAATTTTTTTATCTACAGCCATTATCTTCTACCATCCGGTTGTGCGTCAAGTCTTAGAGTGCCATATCTCCAAGTTTCACCTACAGCATCGTTCTCTATCTTAAGAGCAACAAGTCTTCCTCTTGCTCTAGTATCTATCTTATCAGTAGTTGTTGTAACTGTAAAGGGTCCAAGTGGAGAACTAGATGCAGTATTATTTGGATAGTCATTAACCAATAAAGTAATTTTTGTATTACCTGTTTGTACTGCAAAATCAGGTATAAATCTCTTAACAGACATAAAAAACTCTCCATCACCTTTGTAATTAGCAACTCCCGTAGATTGACCTAATGCACTTCTAGTTTGTGTTATGTCATAATCTCCAGATTTTATAAAAGCAGCTATAGCTGTGGCTGTTCCATTTTTAACTTGATCTGTTCCTACCTCGTGAGAATAGTAAGTTGATGCTCCAAAAGTATTTGTAATACCTTGTATTGGAAAAGATGGTGTTGCATTGTCAATGTATTCTGTAGCATACGGATTATCAAATACTCCATAATCAGCATAGGTTGTTCTAGCTAATGATGAGGTAGTCCAAACGTTTTCTGAATAATTATAGGTTACACATCTATCAATTTGATCTGATCCTGATTTAGGATAAAACCAATTTACTTCACTATAGAGAGTGTTGTGTCCTGCAAATACAACATCAGAAGAATCATAATTAAGTCCAAGATTATCTCCATCTGTTGTAAATACAAAATCTTCTACAAGACAAGGTATAGATTTAACTGTACCATCAAATACAAAAAATCCTCCCTCACCTGACATCCAAAATACTTTACCATCAGAATAACTTAATGCGTGTTGTCCAATCAATCCACAACTTGTACCAACCTGTCTAACACCAAATGTAAATGGTGGACCAACAAATTGAATTACATAAGCAGAGGTATCTGTTAAAACTAAAGTGTAGTCTTTACCAGATACTGCACCTTGAATTTTATTTCCTTTGTCAAGTCTAAAACTACCTGCAGTATTAACTGCAGTTGGTGTGTATGTATTTAGATCTTCTTGATTAGAGAATCTTATAAACAGAGGATCAACAGTTGATGGATCACCAATAGTTGTTTCGGTTCCAAAGTGAAACAGATGTCTATCTCTATCTGAAACTTGTGTAAGTCTAGATGATGTTGGATTGTTTGAGGTTGAAAAATTTGTAGTTGTTGTTGAAGCTCTAATTGTTCTCGCATTTGTTGCACCAGCGTTCCATGTAAAAGTTTTTCCTCCTCTAATAGTTGCAACTAATACTTCTCCAAAATTATCCAAACTCCAGTTTCCTGGTTCCAGAGTCACGTCACTAGTGGCTCTCTCTGTTCCCCATGTTGATGTACTCCAAGTAGATGCTCCCCAACCATAACCAGCTGTCTGAATCGTGGGTCCAACTTCAACATATGGATTTACAGTTGCAGCTCCTGCTGTAGACATACCTGATCCAGATTCATTTGACGCCATTGTAATTGTAAAACTATTTGTTGCAGATGTAATTATTTCATAATTGGTGTCTTCAAAATCTGCTACTGCATATCCTGTAGCTCCGCCTCCAGGTAAAGTTACACCACTAAAGGTTATGTATCTTCCAGCAGATAAACCATGAGATGTTTTATTAATAGTAACTGTTGCAGATCCATTTGTTGATGAAAAAGTACATCCTGTGATAGCTGTATCTAATGGTGAGATATCATAAAAGTCATTTCCATAATATAAAAACAGACCCTGTGATGTTCCTATCGCAGCATATTTCTCTCCTGCAATACTTGTAAAACTGTGTTGTGCTCTTCCTGAGCCAGGTAAAGTTTTAGATGAAGCAGTTAGTTGACTCCAACCACCTATTTTTTCTGGTAGCCCATATCTAAATCTAACAAAATCACCATCTACCCATTGGCCCTCTCCTCCAGAATCTGTGACCATTTTATTAAAACCAGGCTTGAAATTTAATTTTTGTAGCATATAGTAACTATAACTTAATTTATCAAAGAATGAAAGATTCAAAATAAATGATACGATTTCTAGAAAATAATGAACTAAACTCTCATTCTAGTAGTTTTAATATCACATATCCTAGAAATGCCAATATTATTTTTGGTAATTATCCTTTCCCAGATCGCATACATAATCTAAAATTAAATATAAAATCCAACATAGATCCTAATATGAAGAATTATACTAATGTAAAAGGTGATATGACATCGTGGACTCATTTTGTAGAAGATGATGATTTTATAAAATTTTTAAATTATACGATCAATAAACATCAGGTAAGTCATCCTGATTTATTTAAATTTTTTTATCAAAGAAAAACTATAGAGGACGCTTGGGGAAACATTTATAGAAAAGGAGATAGTCTAACCTCTCACATACACTACTCATATAGTGGTATTCTATTTTTATCAGAGGGGTGTGATTTAATTTTACCTGAACTTAATATTAAGATAACACCTTTTCCAGGTGATTATTATTATTTTCCACCTATTATTTATCATGGTTTTGACGAGATCTTGAATGATGAAGAAAGATATAGTATAGCTTTTAATGTAAAAGAAAAGCCAGGAGCTAGTTTTGAAATGGAGAAAAACCTAAATGACAAAAGATAAAACAGTAAATATAACTAATTTCATAGGTGTCTATGATAATTATATCCCAAAACAAATGTGTGATGACGCTATAAATTTATATGAAAAAGAAAATAAATTTAATAATACAGTCAATAGACTTGGAGGAGAACGAGTAGGTGTATTAGAAAAACAAGATCAACAATTTTTTATGGGAAGAGATAATATAGATGTTTGGTGGGAAACATGTAAACCTTTAATGTTAAATCTTGATATGGCTTGGAACCATTATGCAAAAAATACAGGTGCTCTTGATGCATATGATGGAGGACCTTTTCACTTTACGTCTTTAAAAATACAAAAAACTTTACCAACAGAGGGTTATCATGTTTGGCATATTGAACATGGTAAAGGTTTTGATAATGAACCTAGAGCTTTTGTTTTTTCTGTATATTTAAATGATATAGAAGAAGGTGGAGAAACAGAATTCTTGCATTTTTCAAAAAGAGTACAACCTAAAACAGGTAGAATAGTTTTCTGGCCTGCTGGTTTTCCATACGTTCATAGAGGAAACTCACCCTTGTCAGGTGAAAAATATCTTTTAACTTCTTGGATTTTATTACGTTAGTAAGATGAGTAGGATGTAGGTCTTGCGCCTTTTCTTGCAATCTGATCTGCTTCACTCTCAGTAGTATCTACTGATCCATCCTCATTATAAGTATAAATAATATCTCTATCCCATTCTAATTGTAAACTCTCTAGATGAGCAGCATCCCATCTATTTACAAATTGAGATCTGAAATCTCCTAAATTTGCTTCAGTCCATGTTTTATGTTTTGTATCATCTCTGTGTTCTACAGTATCATTGTAGTCATGATTATCATCTTTGTATTGGATTGCCCAAATATTAGACCATTTAGGATCACTCCAAAAAGCATCATCTTCAATTTGATATCCCATAGAATGACCTTCATCAGTTTTTACAGATTGATTTATTATTACTCTATCATCAAATACTACTGTCCAATCTGCGTTTGTTGCCATCTTTTTTCTCCTTAAGTTTTTATAATATAAATAATTGTTAAATATGGTTGTAAAACTGAAGTAGCATCTCCAGTAAAGTTTGCACTCATATTGTGAGAGTGACCTTGACCAGATCCTGCACTACCTGTACTTGCTAAGTCAACCCTTCTTGGTCCTGGAGACTGTGCTCTATATTGGTCACCAGAGTGAGGAGGACTGTTAGCACCTCCTGGGTGTGGGTGTGAAGCAAGTTGTGCTGTTGATAAAGTTGCGTTAGCTGTTGATCCACCTACGTTTCCTGTCGAAGTAACAGTTTCCGCTCCTGCAGTAGAGGCTAAAGCTTTGTTATTTGATTTACCCATTGCAATTTTATCAGACAAATTAGGTAAATTAAAAGTTGATGAACCATCACCAGTTCCGTAAGTTGTACTTATAATTCCAAATAAATCAGAATAAGTTGATCTTGAAACTGCAGAACCATCACACTCTAAGAAACCTGTTGGCA